CTATCCCTGTGTCCTTGGCAGGTCTCAGCCTCTCTATGGGCAGTCGGTGATGTGACGGTCCCGGTAGGCGAACGTGAATGCTGTAACTATTGGCCTGCCAGTCATAGACCAGCGACCCGCCATCATCGAAACCGCCACACCTCAACATGATCCCGATTATCTGGCGGCGGACCAGCATCGCCATATAGACCAGGAATGAAGGTGCCCATTGCCGGGTTGCCGCTAGGGCTGAACAGCTTGCCCTGCTCGCCCAGGCTGGGGACTCGCCAGTTCCGAGCCTTGCCGGCGGCGACGCTGTGCCAACGCACCCAGGCGCTGGTCCACTCCCCTGCCCTGACCCTGACAACCGGCGGCGAGGCCGTCGTATCAACGGCAGCCACCACGCAATCCATCAGCATAGCGGCGATCATGCGGTCGCTTTCCCCGCTGGCGAAGCTCATGCCAGCAACTCCGGTGCGACGTACTGATCTCGACTGCCTGGGCCAATTTCAGGGCTGACACCTATCAACAGCGTGCCCAGCGGCTCATCCGGCCAAGGCCACTCTTCGGTACCGAGATAAATCGTCTGATTCCATTCCACCAGCCAGACCGTGTAACCATCCAGCTCAGGACGGGTCCAGTCCTGCACCGCTTGAATAAACTCAGCGCATTCGATCTCTAGGCCCCAGTTCTGCGCCCGTAGCAACACAATCAACTGAGTCGCCAGCTGCACCACCTGGCGATGATGATCAGCCTGAATGGGGTCAACGATGATCCGCGCTTCGAACTTGCAGACCATGGTGGTTTCACCGGTCCCGATATCAGCTCCCGGCTCAATCTCGGACATCTCCAGGAACACAGCTGGCAATGGGATGTGATCCTCAATGTTCGGCCACGCAGCAACGGTTTGAACACCTGGCAGATGCGCCTGCAGGTGCTGCTCGATAGCTTGATAAAGCTGGTCGAGGCTCAACGTTTCGTCAGACACGCGGCGTCCCCTTTAAATACTTCTGCAGTTCAAAGTTGAGTTCCTGTGTGAGGATCTCCAGCAGACGCTCATCCGCACGCTTCACCCAGGCATCAAAGTGCGGTCGCACTTGCTCCAACGACACCTTGGCCTTCGCCAGGGGAAAGCGGTTGTCGTTTTCTTCGACGAAGCCAGAGCGCCTGCCACCCTGCGCGGCATCCGGGTAATCGGTGGTGTTGAAGTGTTTGCTCGACGTGCGGATCCAGATATCAGCATTGCTGCCGTAGACCTTCTTGTAGAAAGCCCCCTGGTAACGCCGGCCGGCGACTGAAACACCCGCGCCGGTTTGCCGCGCACGCCCGACGCGGCTGGCCTCGATGGCATTGATACCGAACCACAACTTGCCGCGCATATCGCCACCGGTAACCGGATACGCCCGAAGTCGCTGCCGGACGGCGCCGATAGCGATGCGTTCTTGCTTGCCGACAGCCCGTGCAATGTGGGTGCGCAACCAACGGATGGTTTTGTTGATTGCACGCCGCTGAGCCGCCGCTGCCGCCTTGGGCACCATGTCGCCGAACTCTTTCAGCGCCTGAACATGCACCGCCGACGGCTGGATAGTGAGCATCCCGCCGTCGCGTTTCTGCTGGGTATAGCTACCGATGCTCATGGCCGCTTCCTCAAAATCAACGCCACCAGACCGTTGCCGTTAGGTTCAAGTTGCAACAGGTCATAGTCGCCACCGCCATCCAACGCCGTCAGATCAACGCTGACCCGCAGACCTTTGACCAAGCCATCCGAATCCTTGACGCGAATCTCGAAGCGCGGCTCTCGCAGGCCAGTGTTGAGCTTGCCGAACTGAGGCTGTTTCCAGGGTGCCGAGAACATACCCAGCACCGGCTCCGGGCGCCCCTCGATCACAGCACTGTCGCCCAGGGTTTCAAAACCACGTCGTCGATGTCGTCGATCAGATCCCGGAAGGCCACGATCACATCTCCAGCAGGATCTGCGCCCGAGGCCGCGTGCACAGGTGCAGAGGGTTGGACTGGGCTTCGCCGGCCACACCCTTGTTGAACGGCAGCGGCTCGATCTTGCTGTAGTACGGAATGCCCTGGGTGTTGACCGTTTCCATGTAGTCGGCCGGTGCGAAGGACGAGATATACAGATCAGGGACGCCCTCGGGGATCAGCAACGCCTTGTCGTCGTGGACAAACGCAACACCAGCAACTTTGCCGCGATAACGCTCCCAGACGATCCCGCCGAACTCGAAGGCTTCACGGGCATCGCCACGTAGAGACGCGGCTTGCATGGTGTTGAGGTAAGTCTCTTTGACCGACTTGTGGACGATCAGCTTGTTCCAGAAGTTCTTGCCGCACATGGCGCGGGAGCCGCTGCTGGTGACGCTGCCGAGGGCTTCTTCCTGCATATCCAGCGCCTCGCCGCATTTGACCCGCAACTCGGTATCTGGACTGTTCAAGCCCATCGGTAGCTTCTGGCGATTCACGCCGAAGGATTTATAAATATCCAACAGGACTGTCTTGCCATCGGCGTCCAACACCTGCCCATTCAACGCGCCCATACGCTGGAATTCGTGGGTGGCATCCAGCTGTCGTCGGGCCTTTGCCAGGCGCTTGTTGACCACATCCTGCACGGCCTGCAATTCGCTGCGGGTACCGAAGGCGCGGATGCCCTGGATCTCATCAGCCTTGATGGTGAAGCGCTCAGGCAGGTGCACGGTGTTGAAAGGGATCAACGTGCGCTTGGTCCCGCCAACCACCAGGCCCGAGGTGCCGCGCTCGCCCGATGGCACCAGGGCCAGGGTGTCGCCGTCTTTCTCGATCTGCACGGTCAACGTGCTGATGCCCTCTTCGCGGAAAAGGCCAAGGCTGCTGATACGGCCCGGCAGGTATTCCTGTTCATTGATCGCAGCGGTCAACGAGGAGACACTGAATGCATCGTCTTCAAAAATGGCGATATCGGCCATGGGGAACTCTCCAGAAACGAAAAATCCCGCACTCGGCGGGATGGATAAATGAGGTGAAAGCTTTAGCGGACGATCACGAAATGGGCGGCCAGGGCCTTTTCGGCGGCGGGGTCGAGGCCGGTTAAGTGCGCTTCGCTGACCTCGGCCAGCCGCACAATGGCACGACCGCGCCGGGCAACATCGGACTCGCCCAGCGGGCCATAGAGAATCGCGACGGCGTTTTCGGTACCGTCCTCGGCGGTTGGCTGGTACGGGGCAAACTCGCTGGTGGCGGTGACTAGGCCGAGGATCTGGCCCGGCTCCAGGGCTGGCCCGGCTGCAACGTTGATCGCTTCGCGGGAAATGTTGCCAGCGCCTTCGGACAGCAGGAACTCTCCCGCGTGCATCGATTCGATTTTCATGCTCTTGCTCCTTTCGAGGTTCCGTTCTGTGCCGCCTGACGGGTAGCCCAGATTGAATGGGTGTCGACCTGTTTGGCCTTAATGGTGGGTTCCGGGTCGTTGTCCAGCGGCAGGCTGTTGTTGATCTCAAAACCACCGCCGCTGCTGACCAGCTTGTCAAACAAGCGCGCTCTGACAGCAGCTTCATCCAAGCCAGCGGCCAGGAACTCACCGGTCAGTTCCGGCAATCGTGCCGCGACACACAAGCCGTGCAGCGCTTTTGCCTTGGTCAGCGCCGCAGTGACTACCGCTTCGCTTTCTAGCTTCGTCGAAGCGAGTATCGGGTCCACCAGGTTGCTGATGCCTGCCGCCGCACACCCCTTGGTAACCATCAACGCCAAGCCGGCCGCGTCCAATACGGGTGCTGGATCCGGAGGGTTTACAGGATCAGCCGGCTCGACATCTGGCTCTTCATCTAACTGGGCCAGCAATTCAGCCGGGGCATGCTGGAAGCGCTGCAAGACACTGCCCTGGCCGAGACAGGCTTTGACCTTGAGGCCGTCGCCCACTTCATCTGCCAGGCCCAGCGCCACCGCCTCATTGGCCGTCAGCCATGTTTCGGCGTTGACCATGCGCCGCAGCTCGGCCTCGTCAATGTCGGGCGCCTTGGACTTGTAGGCCGCGATGATCGCTTCCAGCGTCTGGTCCAACACATCAGCAACACGGCGGAAGTCTTCAGCGTCCCCCCCAGTGAATGTATAGGGGTTGTGGATCATCAACATGGCGTTGGCCGCAATCACCACCCGGTGAGCGCCGCACACCGCGACACTGGCCGCGCTAGCCGCCAAGGCATCAATGCGCCCGGTACAGCGGTCGCCCAAGCGCGACAGCGCGTTGTGAATCGCCAGGCCGTCGAACAAGTCGCCACCGATGCTGTTGAACGCAACGATTACCGGCGACGCGCCGTCATCCATGGCACGCAGGTCCTGGACAAACTGATTAGCGCTGACACCCCAGGTGCCGATCTCGCCGTATACAAACACCTCAATGGTTTGCTGCTCGGCTTCACCGCGGGCCTGAAAGGTGTACCAACTCTTATCCGCGACTTTTACCTGCTTGCCAGCCTTGTCATAAATGCGCGGGATCGCTTTTTTACTCATGGTTGTTCCTTGTCATCAATCGGCTCGATGGCATCAAGCGTGGTGTAGTTGAGGCCCAGATCGGTGGACCTGGCGAGGTCAGCGGCGTTTTCCGCGTCGATGGTTTCCGCGTCGTAGCCGTTGCGCAGACACATCTCACTGCGTGAACCGAAGCCCGCTTGCACTTCCATCCGCCGCGCCTGCACGTCCTGCACCGGCTGGATGTAGGCCCAGCCTTGTGGCACCCAACGTGTACGCAGGTATTCGCGTCGACGTTGCGCGTAGTCTTCCAGTACAAGGGCACCGGACAGCACCGCCATGTCCATCCAGGCGGCACGTACCGGGCGACACAGTTGATGCACGTAGACGCCGAATTGCAGTTGCTCCAGGCGCCGCCGGAACTCGTTGAGCACCACCCGCAACGCCCGGTCGTTGACCTCGCGCATGTCGCCCGTGAGGATCTCGTATGGCGTGCCCGAACCCGCTGCCGCAGCCATCAGTTGTTGACGCATGAAGTCCGGGTAGTTGTTGCCGGCGTCCGGTGGTTTGGAGAACTCCACCTCTTCACCTGGCCCCAGCTCCTGCATGGTGCCGGGCTCCAGGGCCACCATCGGTGTGAAGCCGTCGCGGTCGGTGGTCAGCAGTTGCCCCGTTACCGGGTCACGCGGTTGGTGCCCGCTGTCCGGCGCCGGTCGCTTGATGAAGCCAGCAAACAGGTTTGCCACCTCCTGGCGAAACAGCACCGCGTCGTCGTAGTTGTCCAGGCTGCGCAGTCGTTTCAATACCGGTGCCAGACGCGGCACGCCGCGCAGTTGCCCTGGCTCCATGGGTTCGAAGATGTGCAGCACCTGCGTCGCTGGCACCCGTACTAACTGGTTGTACCCGGCGTTCAATGACGACGAATCGCGTGGGTGCGACAAGTACATCCAGTACGCCACACGCTTGCCGGCCGGGCTGAACTCGATCCCGGCGCGGATGACGTTGCCGTTTTTGGCCGTCTCGAACTTGTCGTGCGGAACAAACTCAGGGGCCAGCGCCTGCAGCTGCAGCGGCACCGCTAAACCTTCGCTTGGACTGCGCGGCCGCAAGCGAACAAAACATTCACCAGCAGTTTCCACCGTGCGTGCCACCAGGGCCTGCATGCCGTAGAAGTCAGTCAGCTCGTCTGCGTCCGCTTCATCCACCCAGTCGTCCCACAGCTGCTGCTTGAGTTTGCGCAGTGCCGCGTCGTCCGTGGTCGGCCTTGGCGTGATGCCGGTGCCGATCAGGTTGCTGACGCGCTTGTCGATGACGTTGAACGCGTACGGGTCATTGCGCACCGCTGCCCGCGAGCGGGCACGCAGATTGCGCAGTGCCGGGGTATTGATGCTGTTGATGCCGTTGTCGGTCGCTTCCCAACTGGCCGAACGACGGCCCTCCCCGGCGCCTTCGTAACTGGCCTTGATGTTCGACGGCAGCAAGAATCCATTACGGGTTAGCGTCGGATAATGTCGGGCCATTAGAGTCCCTTGCCTCCATGCATGAGCCGAACCACGCGAGAGCGCGGCCCGGCGGCGTTGGTCAGCGACGTGCGGATCTCGTCGCGAGCCTTGAGCAGTTCGTCGATGGAGCGGTATTCCACCGTGCGGTCGCTGTAGCGCACGGTCTTTTCACCGCGTGCGATGGCGCGCTCGATGGCTTCGAGGTGCTTCGGAGTAAACGACATATCAACGTCTCTTCAGGTAACCGCTGGTGGAGCTGCGGCGTTGAGGGGGTGCAGCGGGTCATCACCGACTGCCCATAGAGAGGCTGAGACTGCCAAGGCACACAGGGATAGG